GAGCAGCCTGCTGTTCCCGAGCAAAACGCTCTTGGTTGACTTGGTCTGCGCGACGTTGCTCATCAAGAGTCATTCCTCGACCAAACTGTTCAGCCTGCTGGGCCATACGCTGTGTTTCTAAGTTTTGACTTGCGGCAAACTGACGCTGCTGGGCGCGTTGAGCAGCGCGTTGCGCTTCAAGCTGTTGATAGTCAAGCCCAAGTCCCTTCTCAAACTGACCGGCCTGCTGTCCACGCGCTGCCTGCTGTTCTTCAAGGCTAAGACCGAATTGCTGCTGTTGGATTCTTTGAGCATCTTGTCTGGCTTGTTCCTGCTCTGTGAGCGCACGAGAACCAATAGTCTCCTGCCACCCTCCTGGCCCCATCCTACCGCCGTAAAGCTCTTGCTGCTGAAGCCCTTGCTGGGCTTGTCTGGCTGCGATTTGCTCCTCAAGTCCTCTTTCAAATCGAGACTCTTCCGCTGCCACCTGCTTGCCGCCAAGAGTCTCCTGCCACCCCCCTGGGCCCATCCTACCGCCGTAAAGCTCTTGCTGCTGAAGCCCTTGCTGGGCCTTTTGGGCAGTTTCGCGTTGTGCAAGCTCTCGGGCACCGAGAGTTTCTTGACCACCGACTTGACCCGTAAGTTCACCTAACTGCATCAACTGCTGGTTCTCTCTGGCTCGTTGCTGCTCTGCAAGCGCACGGGCTCCGAGAGTTTCCTGACCGCCAACCTGCCCCGTGAGTTCACCCAACTGCATCAACTGTTGGTTCTCTCTCGCTCGTTGCTGCTCTTCCAGAGAGCCTCTGCCGAGTTCGGCAGCTAATGTTTCCTGACCACCGATTTGACCCGTAAGCTCACCAACTGCATTAGCTGCTGGTTCTCTCTGGCTGCGATTTGCTCTGCGAGAGAGCCTCTGCCAAGCTCGGCCTGAAGTTGTCGGGCAGCAGCTTGTTCCGTAAGCGCCCCTCTTCCGAGTTCAGCCTGCAACTCTCTGGCAGCAACCTGCTCTGCAAGCCCACCTCTGCCAAGCTCTTGTTCAAGTGCTAACCCGCCTCTTCCGAGTTCAGCTTCAAGAGCCTGTTGCTCTCGCCTTAACCCCACATCCTCTGCCTGCTGTCGAGCCGCTAATGTCTGTTCGCCAGTAAGCGTCTGCCCCATCATCTCGGCTTGCTGTAACTCCTGCTGTCTCTGCCGAGCGGCTATCTGTTCAGCAAGTCCACCTCTGCCAAGTTCCTGCTGAAGAGCCAGTTCCTGCCCGCTTAAATTCAACCGACCCCTGCCGAGTTCCTGCTCAAGCCCCAACTGGCCCCTGCCTAATTCAGCTTGCAACTCACGGGCGGCAATCTGTTCCTGAAGACCGCCTCTNCCAAGCTCGGCCTCCAGTCCCAGCCGACTTCTCTCCAATGCAGCCTGCGACTCGCGGGCGGCGGTTTGCTCTTGAAGGCCACCCCTGCCNAGTTCCTGCCGTAGGGCCAATTCCTNCCCGCTCAACCCCAGTTCGCTTCTGCCGAGTTCCTGCCGTAATGCTAATTCCTGACCGCCTAATCCCAGTTCGCCCCTGCCAAGCTCCCCACGAAGGCCAATCTCTTGCTCGCGGGCCCCCAATTCGCCTCTGCCAAGCTCTGCCTCAAGAGCCTGTTTCTCCCGCGAAAGGCCCAACTCGCGTCCGAACTCCCTCTCCTGCTGCTCTCGGGAACGACGCTGCTCTTCTAAGCCTGCCCGGCTTGTTTGCAAGCCAATAGCCTGCTGTACGCCTTGCTGCTGGCGACGTGCCTGCTCTGCCCCCAACTGCAATCGGCCCTGCTCAACCTGACCCTCAAACTTGCCAAGAACATCAGCCGTATCCCCGCCGCCACGAAGCAGCCCAAGCCGACTTAGCCGCTCAATCTGAGCCTCTCTTGATGCTTGAGTGTCAGTTTCAAACTGCGACCGTAAAGCTGTTGTAATAGGATCATCCTGGCCGGGAGTCGCAGTGACATCCTGCATCATTCGCTGCTGTAAGGCTCCACCAAGATCCTGTTGCTGCTGCTGGCGCTGCTGGCGCTGTTGCTGTTGTTGCTGACGTTGCTGTTGCTGTTGCTGGCGCTGCTGCTCGCGCTGCTGCTGGCGTTGCTGATCGCGCTGCGCCCTGAATTGCTGCTGTTGTCCTGGTTGGCGGGTTCGTCGTGAACGCCCACCGCCGCCGGTTCCATATCTTGCAGGCATTAGGCCACTATCCCCATTTCGGGCTTCTCTTCAATTCCTACAGGCTGATAAACAAGTACTGTTTTTCTAATCGTAAATGGCTCATCTGCCTGACTATTGTCGTAACGCAACTGCATGGCATTGGAATACCCCAACAACGTCGTTGTCGTTGAGTCCGCGATTGCCGCAGAGCGGATCGCAGAAGTTCCAATGGTGAAATCTGTTACCAAGGCATCTGAAGGATCGCCTATTGAAAGCAAATCAGTCTTAGAAACAGTCTCTGTAGAGACTGCCTGGATTCGGACCTCGTACGATGTGTCTTGCTTTTCAAACTCATGTCGAGCTAAGATCCACCTGTTCTTCTGGGCAATTCCCCCAGGAGCGGTAGATGCTGTTCTAAACGATGCGTCTATAACCGATCCGTTGTCATTGGTACCTGTGTTCGTTTTGTAGACATCTCCATCACTGTACCCACCGCCATGAACAAGGTTGTTGAAGTAGGCGCTCGATCCAAAAGCAAAACTCCACGGCCCCATCCAGCGACGGTTACGGAAGTCCCACACAATCGCATTGCTTACCGTTGCCTGACTCCCTCCCGCAGAAGTAGCCAACGGCAGGAAAAACAGGCATAAGTTTCTCTTCGCATCCGTCACCGCATGACAGGTAGCCGCAAGATTGTCAAGGTCTACTCGATTCCAAAACCTGTCTCCATCCAATCCCCTGAGTTTCTGAGGCTCTCCTGAGCCATTCCACTCATAGATCCCGTCTTCACGGATAAAAAGCTGATTCCCCAACAGGTCATTGGTGATTCCCCTTGCTGAAATCGCTCCAAAGCCGCTCTGATGCTGCCTTGAGTATGGGGTGTCGCTGGAACCTGTGGGGTAAACCGACCAGATTCCATCGGCGTTGTGAATAGCCAGAGTCGTTTTAAGAGGCTTCAACGCAGTAACAGGGCCATCCGTAAGGAAGAAGTTATTAACTCCCCACGTCTCAATATCTACGGAATCACTGTAGAACGTCTTGTCCTCTGTTCCGGTCCCTCCTGCTGTATTGCCGAACCATGCTCTGTTATCCCAGAAAACACAGGTTCCTGCGCTGGTGAATCTGCTGTCTACATCAAGCGCAGCCGCATTGCCAGCAGCGGCTGTCCATTTAATCGGTGCATCAACACCATTGCCATTACAGCCAATCAACGTCCCTGCGGCGTTAGCCGTTACCCAATACTTGTTTGCCGTGACCGTGATCGCACTGCCTCGATCCGTCCATGTCCCTGAGTGGTCTTCCCAGAAGCTGGTTCCCGCGAAAGCAAACACTCTGGAGGCAGACGCTGAGAAGCGATGCTTGCCACACCCCGTAACAGAAGGCGTACCAGTAATCGCTGTAGAGATGTGTTCATCGTATCCGGCTCTATCAGTAACAGCCCCAGAGTCGAGGATCTCCGTATCCGACATGGATGTCAGAGTTTCGGGAGGCAGATCCACCGCAGGGCGAGAATAGTCCACACCTCCTGTCCAGGGACCATATTGAATGGCCTGATTCATTAGGACAGCGTTCCTGCCTGCACTCTAAAAGCGAACATTCCATCCCCGCCTCGCTCTCCATACATCCGGCTGGAGGGAACAAAGGCACGGGCATTTCGCTCCAGAGCCTGATCAATCACAGATTCCATCAAGCGAAACTCCATATTTGCCGAATCAACAGACCCCAACTCAGACAGGTACAAACCCGCAACTCCATGAATCAGAGCAGGTTGCACCCACGCAGGGAACTTGGGAGCCAAGTCCGTAGTATCATCGGACCCCCCCGCATCCAAGTCTTCGATAAAGCGATAGTACCGATAGGAGATCGTGTTCGTGGAATCAGGAGTAGGGTAAATATCTACATCCCAATACCCCGTGCTGGAGTTCAAATTCTTCAGCACTACAAGCTGTGCTTCCCCTGATTCGTCCTCGTCAGGGTCAAGCACGTCCGTATCCAACGCTGAAGAGATTTGCAAAAACCTATCCTCCGTCTCATCCCTAAAAGACAGCGGTTCCAACACATCGCTTGCAAGCGAGTATGTACGAGTCCCGTTTGAGGTGGTGATGGACGCATCCTGAAACATCCATGACCATCGCACACGGCCCGTAATATCCTTGGCCGCGAGGTTGAAATACTCTCGACCGTTGTCCTTAAACTCTGCGGAGCTTGCTGTCAGGCCCGCCCTGCGAAGTCCAATGTCAAGGATCTTATTAGGCGTCATTTAAGCCTCGACTGCGCCCTCCAGCATGGCTTCTTCAAATATCACGTCATCCTCATTTGGGGCTCCAAACGTCCCGCGCTGATTCCCAGCAGCCCACGCCTCCTGGGCTGCTCTGAGAAGCGAGGGGTTGTTAGTAACCCGATCAGGGAAAGATGGCATGAAATCAGGGCCATGCTCTGCACCGTCCGTAAGAAGAGCCGCCTGCTTTACTTTGTCATCCGTCATCTTCTTGCGACGATCAATAGGGCTGTCAGAAGACGCCACGCCCAGATACTTGCGGCCTTCGGGCGATTCTGCTGCCATGCTTACAACAGACGCAGCCACTTTGGGGTCCGACTTGATCTGCTCGACCACAGCCGGAACAATCTCCTTCACTGCGTCATTGACAATACCAGGAAGGGCTTCTGAAATCGCTTCCGCAACCATCTCCTTAGTACTGGGCCTGCCCCGCTTTGCTTCGCTCATAATGACCTTTCGTGTTGATAGAGAGGGAGCCGAAGCTCCCTCTCTCGTAAAGCGTTTACGCAACCAATCCCTGAAGAACCACGCCAACGTGCCCCGTGTTATCTGGAGCATAGCAGGCGAAGCCGACAAGAGGTTCAGTTTCTGCGTCTTTAAGCTGCACTGCACCCGCAACGCCGTCAGACAGCGTCAGGTTGTCACCAACGGCAATNGTCCCGTCCGCAAGGATTGTAGCAATCCCGGCAGTCTGGAGCCATCCGTAATAGTTGGCGGTGAACGCAATCGGCGTAACCCCTGAAATGATGTAATCAGTAGCAGCGGTAGCACCGAGTACGTCGTACCACAAACCCCCAACGATAGCGATGTCAGACGATGTCGTTACAGCGAC